AGAGCCTGTACATCTGTAATGTCTTCAATCAAACGTGAGTATTCAAAGTGCTTATCAATAGCAATTTGTACTTCACCTTCAACATCTGCTTGTACTGTTACAGCAGTCTTAGTTACTTTAGCGTGTGCTGCGCCACGAACAGGCTTAGGCACATGGATTGTGTCGCCTTTCTTGCCTGACATAGACATCTTTTTAACTAGGTTAGCTAGTACAAGATTCTTCTTGTATGCAGCAATGATCTCATCACTCCAGATCTCTGGAATAAAAGTAGCTGCGCTTGTGTTGTTTACGAATCCGCCAGTTGCGGGATATGTGGAATCAGTCATAATAAATATCTCCTAAGATATATAATTAGCGTACCCGTTTCTCTGCGTATGCTTGCAGTATTTCTGGTGCAAGCTGTGCATAACGATCAGGGTCTTTTTGCATAAGGTTAATAATGTCTGCGCGTCTATAGATCTTCTTTGGAGCTGATTCACTACTACCACGGGGATTACCTGTACTAGCAGCTTTTGCAGTTTGTTTACGAGCTTGTTGCTCTACTTGGGCAGTCTGTTGTACTATGTTCTGTCGCTCTTTCCAATTACTGAAAAGTTCGTCTGCGGCATCGGTGTTGTACTGTTGATCTGCTTCAACAAACAATCTGGTCCTAGTTGGGGATGCTTGAATCCACTCAGCAAACTTTGTATCCTGCAAGATAGCTTCCATCTCTGGATGCTTACTCTTTAGCTGTGCCATTGCAGTGCTCTGGCGATACTGGTTTGTGACTGCTTCAGCCTCCTTTATCTTAGGATGGTTCTGAATCGCTCTATTTACAGCCTCATTAGGGTCTGTAAAAAAGTCTATTTCTTCGTCTTCTTGTTTTGGTGCTGCTTGCTCTGGTGTGAGTTGTGTCTGTATGTAAGAATCTACAACCTTTCTTAATTCACCTACCTCAGAACTTTGCCGACCTAGTAGCTTTTCAGCCTCTTGGTGCATCTGTGCTAGTTCTGATACAGATTTATTTTGATACTTCTCTGCAAGTTCAGGTTCCTGTTGTTCAGGAGTTACCTGTTCTTCTTGTTCTTCTGTGGCTTCAAACTGACTTAACTGTTCTTCAACCTGTTGTTGTTCTTCTTCTTGACGCTCAACGTCTATAATCTTAGCCATTATTAACTCCGTACCTTAGTATTATGGAGAACTTTATTATAACGAAAGTACTTCATGAGTATTGTTTTCGTTCGTGTGCGATTTGTTGCTTCCTACGTTTAGCCCACTTGTCATGTGCATCAGGAAAATCTCCACTGATACCTTCTAACTTGGACCTCACAGGAGATACAATACGCTTTGCGTCCAAGCCACAGTTGCACCTACTAACTGTGACATCGGACTTTACTAAATCTTCAAACTTATGCCCATCAGGACATCTAAAATCAAATAACCTCATCTTGGTCTACATTATCATCATTAGACTCTAATGCTTCTTGATGAGAACTTGAGATCTGCGTATCAAGATTAAAGAGTGTACCTAAGATAGCTAACTGACCTTTACGGAAGTACAGGTTATTAGCGTCTTCAGTTAACTCTACTGAGTTGATGTTTTCAACATTACCTCTTAAATCTGAGATTAGCTGTTTCCAGCCCTCTGATCTAAACATAGCGAAGTAATTATCAAAATATGTTTCTAACTCTTTATTCATTGTATTTTACCTTTAGTTAAAGAATACTGGATGTACTTAAAGTACCTATATATTATATCATACTTTTCAGTAAATGTCAAGAGTTATTTTAATTATTTTACAAGTGTTTGTAATAAAGCAAACAGTGCTGCTGGTACTACAAGCAAAGCAACTAATATGATTACAAATGCCTCTTTAAGTTGCTTGTTCTTAGCTTTTTTCTCCGCTGTAAGCCTGTTTATCTCATTCTGTCTAGCAACCCTAGCATCAGCCATAGCTTGCATAGCGTTAGCCCACAGATGTCCATTACCTGAAATAGTAAATATATCTTTAACTTCAGTTAAGGTATCTGCAATTTGCTTCTGTGCAAGCTGGTGTTGTATAGCGTCTCCAGCAGACAAAGGTTGAGTATTCTTAATCTTTTGTAAATCGTGTTGTGCTTCACCCAGAGTACCTAAGAAGGAGCTAATCTGCTGTAGGTCAGATGTAGCACCGGCTACACGGTTAAGTGCAGTAGTGGCAGCGTTGACTGTACTTACAATAGCAGCTAGCTCAAGTACCATTAGCTTTTCTTAGGCTTCTTTTTGTTTAGCATCTGCTTTGCTTTGTTCTTCTTCTTAGGCGGTCTACCTACTTTAGAACCGTATGTACCTGTACCGTATGGCATTAGCTTTTCCTTGATTTAGCACCGGAACACTTCCAGCGTTTTCTTGATAAGTTGTTTGGTGTATTAGGATCATTCTGCTTTTTCTTAGGCAGACGTTTCTTAATACCTAAACTGCGAGCACAGTAACTATCACCTTTGCTAGTTCCTGGCTTTACTCTAGGACCACCTCCTTTAGCACTACCTGCTTGACCATAGCTTACTTTTTTACCGCTAGAAGTAACTTTTACTTTAGCTTTACCTTTGCGTGGAGTAGCCATTATGCTGCCTTTTTGGTGACAGTTTTTTTAGCTACTGGTGCTTCAACAAGTTTCTCTAGCTCCTTAATCTTATTCTCTAGTTCTTCAAACTTAGCATTGACTTGATTTACTATTTCAGAAAGTTCATTTCTAGTTACTACCATTAGTAGGTACTCCTTGTAGTTGCAGCGGTGCTTGCTGTGGCTGTGGCTGCTGTGGTTGTGTAGGCTGTTGTGTAGGAGTCTTGAGATCAATCTCCTTCTCCTTCAGCATAGTTTGAGCTATCTTCATCCTGCGCTCAAATTCTTTATCGTCCTGATCCCCTGCCTTTAGGTTAGCTGTGATAGCTTTAATCTTGTCTATCTCAAGCTCCTGTGGCAGTAGCTGTGCCTCTATAGCAATCTTCTGTGCTCTTGACTGAGACTCTTGTGCTTGTCCTGACAAAGCATCTGTCTGAGACTGCTGGAATGCCATCTGTGCTTGTTGTGCAGCTTGTTGCATTTGCTGTTGCTCAGGAGTAGGCTGTGAAGCTTGCTCTGCTTGTTGCATCTTAGAGATAAGTTCTTCACGGTTGGACAAGTTCATGTTATCAATAATAGATTGTAACAATGTGTTGTACACTGGAGACTCTTGAGGCATTGTCTGTAGCAGTTGTACAAGCTGTGTTACTTCGTACTCACGGGCAATAATACCTAGAGTAGATGTAGTGTTAAACTTGTAGTCCTTGACAGGATAACTTTCTGGATCAAACTGCATGTATCTGTAAGCAGCCTTTTGTACAAATGGAATCAAGAAGGACTGTTGGAAGTTAATCAATGTGCGCTTGTGACGCTTAATGATTGCACCCAAGGACATACTGATACCAGCAGCCGTAGCGTCACCATTGATACTACCGGCGATACCAGCGGAGTCTATAGCACCTGTGGCAGTCTGTACCATCTTTTGTAGCTCTGCTGCTTGTGCAAAGGTAATCTGGTTTACTTGACCAAAGTTAAATGGGAACAGTGCAGATCTAGGGTCACCGTTGGTTAACAGTATCTTGCCAGGTCTAACTTCCGGTCTGGAGCCTCTAGGAAGCCTTGTAGCGTCCATACCCATCATAGGGTGTACGGTAAGAGCCAGTGCGTCAATACGCGCTCTAAGCTCAGTATCAAGGGCTTTTTGGCTGTTGTAACCTTTCTCACATACACCACGACCCCAGAACTTACTAGGTACTACATCCCAAGGGAATGCAACAATAGGTCTGTCCTGCATCATGTATGGGTTTTCTTCAGCTTTTAGTAGGATGCCTCCGTTAGCGATAACAACAATAGCTTCCACAAAGTATTCGTCTTCATTTTCTTCATCGTCTTCACCTTCTACTTCAATATCAGCAATATCTTCGTCTTCACCAAGCATTGCTTCCTGCTCACCTATCTTTAGCAAGTAACGTGGCACTAAGCCGTAGTACTTAGTTAGGCGTACCTTGTCTTCATCAAAGGATGTAAGGTCTTGGTCTGGCTCTAAGTCATAGTCACTTGCTGCTTGACCTACATAAATGTCTCTGTATATACCTTGTTCCTGCAATTGCTGGACTTGGTGACGGGGTACAAACTCATCTACAGCTACACCTAGTGCATCCTCAACGGAGGTAGCTACAGGGTCTATAAGGAAGTTCTGAGGCATTACAGGGCGTAGTTTGACTACAGTACGGTCAGTAATGTTTACACCTACAGCTTGTAGTTCTCCACCCATGACAGGCTGAGTAGCTGGAGCCATCTCTTTTACGTCTTCAAGTATTACTTCACCAATACCAGTACCAAATACTGCACTGTTGATAAGGCATTCACCTACACTCTTGCGTAAGCCTACCTTCTCAAAGTCTTCATGCAGCTTTTGTCGTAGATATACAACGTCCTGAGTCTCTGGGTCTCCCATGTCGTCGGTAATATCAAAGTATTTACCACGACCAAAGGTTGCTTCCTCTATTTCAGCTACACTGGACTCTACAGCTTGCTGTAATGCAGGTGTAATGATCCTAGAACGTTCACTTTTGCGCTCCATGTCTTCTGCTGCCCAGATACCACGCCATAAACGGTAGAATTCTTCAAATCTTTCCGAATAATTAGACTCATAGTGGTCTCGCCATGAGTCACACTTAGCCATTACCCAGTTTTCTAGGTGTTCATCGCTTGTTAGAGCGTCATTATCGCCGTAGTCCATCACTTGTTACCCCTTAGCTTCTTGTCTCTGGTTGTTTTGGCTGCTTTTTTGAATGCTTTGGTGGTAGGAGCGCCTTTAGCACCGGGTTTACGCATCGTTTCACCGCTACCGGCCTTGATACGCTTACGCTTGGCATGTATGTTGGCATATAATCCTTTTCTAGGCATGTTAATATCCTGTTACAACGTCTAATACTTCAAGATCATCAATCTCAAAGTCATATGAGTAGGCTACTTTAGCCAGTTGGTCTGTGTACGCAAAGGCATCCACAAGGTCATCATGTGTTAGTACATCAGGAAACTGAAATAACTGATCTAAAAATTTACTGTTCCATTCGCCCTTGGCCAAGGTAATCTGACCATTCTCAAATCTACCTTGTAAGGCCCACATAATTCTGTCTGTCTTCTTCTTGTTGCCGTGAGTTAGCTCTTCTACAACAAAAAATCTACCACGTTGCTTCATCAAGTCCATTAAGGGAGACATAACAGCTTGTTTGGCGATACCTCTTTCAATACCTACACTGATGGGCCTGTAGTCCCGCACAGCCTCAAAGATCTTCCTAGCTGTTTCCGCTAAGTCCCAGCGACCATGTATAATGTTCTCTAGGT